TATCTCATGATACGCTGGGGATCAAGTGTGACTGGTAGTCGCGACCTTCAGGAATACTATGTGATTGCCACCAATGAATTGTTGAACACAAATTTTTTTGCAGTGAACCGGCATCCCAAACTACAGTGGCTCATGGCCACCACAGTGAGTCCGGACATGGGACCACAACGTCATCAATGGATAGCGCCCAAGAAAAAAGCAGCGGGACAGAGTGCCCGTCGCAAACAACTGCAGGAAATTTTCCCACACTATCGTGATGACGAAATAGATGTCATGATGCAGATAACCACAGACGAAGAACTACGCCAATACGAACGTGACAGTGGTCAAGACAAAAAATGACCTTCAAGTGCGAATACTGTGAACGCACGTTTCAACGCGAGCAGAGTTTGGTTGTGCATGTGTGCGAGCAGGCACAGCGTCGTCGCAACCAAAACAATCGTGATGTACAGCTAGGCTATCAGGCCTTTCTACGTTTTTATGAAGCAGCTCATGGCAGTAGTCGTCTCAAGACCTATGAAGACTTCTGCCGCAGTCCCTACTATCGTGCTTTTGTGCAATTTGGCAAATATTGCATAGACATTCATGCCTTGGATCCTGAACAGTTTTTGAACTGGTTGCTCAAAAACAACAAACGTATTGACCGTTGGTGCAGTGATCAACTGTACACAGAGTTCTTGACGCATTATCTTCCACAAGAAAATCCCGGTGTGGCACTGACACGGGCCATTGAATACAGCATTGAGTGGGCCGAACGCAATGAGGCTGCGGCTCATGACTGTTTGAGATTTGGCAACGTCAATGCAATATGTTATGCTATAACCACGGGACGAATCAGCCCCTGGGTAATATACAACTGCGAAAGTGGGCAGCAGTTTTTGGCCACTCTTTCAGCACAGGAACTGAGTTTGATATGGCCCTATCTTGACAGTGATGTTTGGCAAAAGAGATTTTCAAGTTATCCAGCCGATCAAATCTGGGTCAAGGAAATGTTGACTCAGGCTGGATGGTAATAGAGAGCGACACCGATGATTACAACTATTTTAACCGGCAGTGAACACATAAACATCACAGGTGGTTACGTTACCACTGTGTATGTGTCAAACTGGCAGGAGTATGCACATGCGCGAGTGGCCGGTGCTGTTCGCTACAATGCCAGCCATCAATGTACAGAAGTTTTTGATGGCAATGCATGGATGCGACTCCCATCCAACGCTGCCACTGTGGATCTTGCCCCAGATTCCAAACAGGCACTGGACTGGGCCAAGAAAAAAATGCGAGAAGAACAAGAACGACAGACTCTGGCAGAAAACAATCCAGCATTTGCTGATCTGTTGAATCAGTTTCGTGAACTAGAACAAAAAGTACGAATGGTTGAGGCCCTGATCAAGACATGAGCGCAGACATTGACATTGACTTGGCCAACCGTGATCAAATACTAAGCTTGATTCGACACACGCCAGCACGGCATACAGTGCAGGGGCAAACACGCCGCCACAACAGCGGTGTGTATGTCACAGACATTCCGCAAGATCCAGTCAACGGCTGTGCTGCCATAGACTACGAACAGGCCGAACAGCGTGGTTATTTCAAGATAGACTTTCTCAACATGGGAGTGTATCAATTGGTGCGTGACCAACAACATCTTGATGACATGTTGAGTCAAGAACCTCCCTGGTCAAGACTGTGGCAAGATTCAGAATGGACCAAGCAGTTGGTGCATGTGGGCAATTACACAGATCTGCTGGCAGTGATGCGCCCTGACAGTATTGAACGCATGGCTGCATTTATCAGTATAATTAGGCCAGGCAAGGCGCACCTACAGCGGCAACCTTGGTCACAGGTGTTTGCTTCGGTATGGGATGGGGACAGCAGCAGGGGATTTGTGTTCAAAAAATCACATGCTGTGAGCTACAGCATGCTGGTGGCGTTACATATGAATCTGCTCAATCAAGACGTCGTACCAGAGTGATGCTCTTGCGTTTGGATTTTTTGCGGGTAATATCCAGCAGACTACAGGCAGGACCGTGAATAATTTCAAGATCTTTGTTGACAAAAGTGCGCAACGTGTGCCTAAATTTTCGCCAGTCTTGGCGCAGGAAAATGTTGATAGGAATGCTTCTATTGCTTTCCCACCACCAAACACTGGCTAGTTCTAGAAATTCTAGTTTGGCATTTTGGTCTTGTACACTGCCAAAGTCGTATATGGTGGTGACGATGTCGTCCCTGTTTTGTACTATGCCCACGTACTCTTGATTGGCGTAAACGCATAGAGTAATAAAAGGGTATTTTTCAGTCAGTTTTTCAAACAAAGTGTTGCCCATAAATACGTGTCGAGGATTCTATGTATTCGACACCCGTTTACTTATATCAACAGATTACCAAAGTGTTATTGATTGACACCGGTGGAGAATATTTCACAGCGAGGTACGACCCAGTGTACGCAAAATATCTAACCATCAACAAGGGTGTTGACAATGTTCTACTGTTTGAGTTTTTGAATCAAGATCAAAAACCCGTGAACATTTTGGGCAGCACATTCAAATTTCGCCTGCTGAATCAAGCAGGCGACCGTCAACTATTGGAAAAAACCATGACAGTGTTGAGCACCACACTGGGCAGAGTCAAAGTTGTGTTGGACAGCACCGACACTGACAACATTGTTGCACAGCCTGCCAGCTACAGCATTGAGCGCATTCAGGGAGATTATCAACAGGCTGTGTTTGTGGACGACAATGCTGGTGCCAGGGGCTACGCTGATGTTGTAGACAGTGTGTTGCCGCAGTTTATTCCCAGCGCAGAGCTCACAGTGCCCGATGTGTATGGCAAAAATCAATGGGTAGGTGACAATCCCACCAGTTGGCCAGACTGGGCACTGACCCCACAACCACAAAACGCCATTCAGCAGACCGAATTCTACAGCAGCTTTATTCCCACCAATGGCAGCAGCTTTACCACTGTAAAAATGGATTTGGTTGGCTACACTGGAACTGTGAAACTACAGGCTGCAGCCAACTATGAAAGTGTTTGGTATGATGTTACAGAAAGCCGCGAATATCTCAATGAAACCAGCACCATCTTTTTCAATGCAGTGGGATACTATCCACTGCTGCGAGTGGCTCTAAACAACAGCATTGGTTACGGAGCACAGGCTTCGGCCACAGTGGTTGATGGAGTTGTGACCAGCATCACAGTGACCAATCCTGGTTATTATTACCAAGCTGCTCCTTATGTGGAAATTTTGGGCAACGGTGCCGGGGCCAGAGCTGTGGCCACCATTGGCGGCAACGGCAGCGTGAGCAGCATTGCTGTTGTTGAAGGCGGCAGCGGATATCTGCCAATTCAGTTTGGTAGCAGCATCAGTGCCACAGTGCTGATCACCAATGGCAAAGTTCAAAATTTACAATACCGATAATCATTGTTGACTGTTGTGCATTATGCTATAATAGCTAGATGCTAGATGTGCGCAACTATATTCCTGGACGACGACGCCAAACTCCGTCGGGCTGGGTCAGTTTCAATGCAGTGTGTTGTCAACATCAAGGACACGACGCAGATCGACGCGGTCGCGGTGGTTTCAAAGCCACCGATCAGGGCTGGAGTTATCACTGTTTCAATTGCGGATTCAAAGCCAGTTTCATCATTGGACGCACTCTCAGTTACAAGGCACGTCGACTGTTGACTTGGCTGGGCGTGCCTGAACAAGAAGTTGAGCAGTTGAATCTTGAAAGTCTGCGACATCGAAGCATACACGGTGTGTTGGATCAACGTCGTCAACTGCAAGATTCTATTGCAGGCATTGAATTCGAAGAACGCGACTTGCCACCCTTTGCCGAAGCTCTCACCGCCGAACATGACATCCATTGGCAATATCTGCAAAACCGTTGTGTGCCCATGGACTATCCATATCAGGTTCAGATACAGAATGATGGTGTGCATTGGACCAGACCTCACGTGGTGATTCCATTTACCTATGATCATCGCGTGGTGGGTTATACCTGTAGATTTTTAGACAACAAACAACCACGTTACATATCAGACACCCAACCTGGCTATGTGTTTGGCATGGACCTGCAGCACGACAACTGGCAACAGGTGATTGTGGTTGAAGGCATATTTGATGCACTGTCAATATCTGGAGTGGCTGTGATGCATGCTGATATTTCAGATGCACAAGCTAGATTGATACGCAGTTTAGATCGTGACATCGTGGTGGTGCCTGATCAAGATCGCGCTGGACTGGCCTTGATAGAACGTGCAGTGGAGCTGGGTTGGTCTGTGAGCATGCCTGACTGGCCAGCGGGAGTGAAAGATGTCAACGATGCTGTGATCAAGCTGGGAAAACTGGTCACGCTGCTGACTATCATGCAAGCACGTGAAACCAGCAAAGTCAAGATTGCATTGAAGCTAAAACGATTGAAAAAAAAGCTAGAACAACAATGAACAGACTGTGGTGTGAATCTTGATGCAAAACTTTTGTGTGATTCCTTGGTACAGTCAAGAACTTGATCTGCGCTCAGGTGTAGAAACTGTGTGCTGTTGGATTGATGAGGATATCTCAAGACATCAGTTACAACAGCAATTTTTGTCAGGACAACGACCCAGCCAATGCCAAAGATGCTGGCAGTCTGAAAGCCAAGGCATTGAAAGTCGCAGACAGATGGAAAATAGATTCCTTGATTTCAAAATGAACAGGGATCTAGAATTCTTGGCTCATGATGTTGCACAAGGCCAATCACACATCAACATGTATCAACTGTTTCTTGGCAGCACTTGCAACGGTGCTTGTGTCACTTGCGGGCCTGAATCTAGTTCATTGTGGAGGTCACTGCAAAAACGCACTGTGAGCATTAGATCGGAAAATACCGCAGTTGACGATCGTTGGCAAAACTTCTGCAGCACAGTGGATTGGACCGCAGCCAAACGATTCAATCTTTTGGGTGGCGAACCTTTGTTGCTGGACAAAAGTTTTGATGTGTTGCAAAAACTGTTACAGGCTGGCAACACCGACTGCAGGGTCAGTTTTGTAACCAATGGCAGTGTGACACCTAACAAACATCAACGTGAACTATTCAAACAGTTCACTGACATCAGTTGTTGTGTCAGTATTGATGGCATTGGGTCTGTGTACGAGTATTTGAGATATCCATTGAGTTGGTCGGCCATGGAAAAAAATCTGGCGGTGTATCAAGAAATTTTCAGTGAAGTTGTGGTCAATGTAACCATCAGCAATTTGAATTATCATTTGCGTGAGGAAATTGTGGCTTGGTTGCAGAAAATGCAACTAAAACATTTTGAAACCTATGTGAGTGACCCGCCTTGGTTCAACTGTGAGGTAACTCCCGAACATGCTTTGTGGCCTCGATTTGTCCAAGAAATCCAAACACAGGACAACATAAAACAAATCAACATTGAAGATTACATGCCAGACATTGCTCAACTTATCCAAGAATCAACAACAGTGCAACACAAAATGTTATAATTATCACTATGCTCAAAGACTACGGAATTGACGTTCAAAGATTGTTCTTGGAAATGATGTTGGAAGATGCTGCCAGCTATGTGCGAGTGCAGAATATCTTCAATCCACAGAACTTTGACAAGAGTTTGAGGCCAGCAGCTGAGTTCATTCGAGAACATAGCGACCGCTTCAAGACCATGCCAGACCGCACACAGATACAGGCCACCACAGGCGTGCGACTTGAGGCAGTGCCGGATCTCAATGAAGGACACTTTGAATGGTTCATGACTGAGTTTGAGTCTTTTACTCGTCGTCAAGAGCTAGAACGTGCCATTCTCAAGAGTGCAGACTTATTGGAGAAAGGTGAGTTTGAACCTGTGGAGAAACTGATCAAAGATGCTGTACAGATCAGTCTCACCAAGGATCTAGGCACAGACTTCTGGGCTGATCCTGAAGGCATGTTTAGCAAGTATTTTGATGCAGGAGGTCAAGTCAGCACAGGTTGGCCACAGCTGGACAAAATCATGTACGGTGGCTTCAGTAGAGGCGAACTCAACATCTTTGCAGGCGGCTCAGGGTCAGGCAAGAGCTTGGTCATGATGAACATTGCCTTGAACTGGGTGCAACAGGGCTTGCATGGTGTGTATGTCACGCTGGAACTCAGTGAAGAACTCACAGGGCTGCGTACATCGGCCATGCTCACAAATATGAGCACCAAGGAAATACGCAAAGACAAAGAAACAGCAGCACTCAAGGTCAAGATGGTGGGCAAAAAGGCCGGCAGCTATCAGATCAAAGTATTGCCAGCACAGAGCAACATCAATGACATTCGTGCGTTCTTGAAAGAGTATCAGATCAAGACTGG